AGTGCCGCCGCCGCACATTCTGTTCTGACCCCGAACAGCTTTCCTGCATTTGCCGCAAGCTCCTCCGCTGTGTAAACGGATTCTACCTGAACAGGTGCAGCCTTTGTTGTGACCTTTTCTGCCTCTGTTGCCTCGGCAGTGGTGGTCTTTTCCTTTGCTGTTGCCATGACCTGTACCTCCTAACTGTAATTGATAGATGTATTATTCAGACTGTACGGCTTTGCTTTGTATCGCAGTAGTCCGTATCTGCCCGTGATAAAAACCTGACCGTCTTTGAGATAGTCAGATTTGTTATCTATCTGTAACCGCCTGATGAACATAGGCGACTTGTCAAGCAGAATTACCTCTCCAGCAAGTGACAGCTTCTGTGCGATAGCCATAGCCATTTTTCGTCGGACTACTCCGTCAGGGCATAAAATATGGACGGCTAATCTACCGTCCATCCACGCTACCGTATTTGTCTGTTCTGCAAGGTCAGAAGTGAGTAACCTGCAATAAATAACCGGAACTTCTTTCGACGCTTCGGTAATGTCGTTCATCTTGTCATATCCAACCACTATGCTGTCCGGGTACATCTCCTTGATGAATCGGTTTGTACCTATCACTGGGTCTGGGTCCGTCGTCTCCTGATTCGGGTATTCCAGAATATCAAACCTGATGTCTACACCGACTATCAGGCTGTTTTTTGGCTCCTCAATGTCGAAAGCGTCTGTCCTCGCCCACGCAAACGCATATAGCGGTCCGTCTGTTGGTTGTAGCAGTACATCTTTCAGGCACTTTCTCACGAATGGTTCAATCATTTCCGGCATAATCTCGTCTATGTCTTGTGTATTCTGACACAATAGCGTAACGGATAATGTACCGGCACTGCTTCTTTCTTCGTTTGCCTGTAAATCATAATTGTAAATCAGGCGTGGGTACTGCTTTTTGTTCTCCCACCCTGACATATTATCCTCTGGAGCTTCCGGGCTGAATACTGCCGGTCTGCCAGAGAATCTTGCAAGCAGCTTTATAAGCTCCTCTGATTCTGTGAACCGTTTATAGATTAGTTCCTCCAGTATCATTGTTACCTCCGTTTCCGGTATCTGTATCGCTTGCCGGTTCTGGATAAACACGGATTTCTGACATATCGGCTGAATATCTGATTTCCCAGTCCCCAGCCACTACTTCATTTGCCCTGATGAAAAAATGGTTTGTCACATTACCGATTCCGGGGTGGTACTGAACCACAACCTCTTTGTCCGTAACCGCTGTGACAAATCCTCCGATTCCCTCATTCCATGACCTGTTTTTTGCAAATACAAGATAACCTGCTTTGATTTCAGAGGTATCGAATACCGTTTCCGGCTTTTCTGTAATCAGCATATCCTACCTCCTGTTATGAGTAATCCTCATTCAAAATCTTATCAATCTCCGGCTGTGCTTTTTCCTTAATGCGGTCTACATAAGGTCTTGCCGCCATTTTGCCGGTTCCGTTCTCCAGATAACCTGCATACGGCGTATTGCTCTCAATGTAGGAAGTAACCAGAACTCCTTTACCGGAGGTTGTTTGTGTTTCCACGCCCCCGGTCCAGTTAAGCCTCAAAGCACCGGTACGCCTTGCTGGTGGCTCTCCCGGTGCCGACGCTGTATATCGTCTTTGTGAATTTGGCTTGCGATATTTTCTACCGCTACGCTTTCCTTTCAAAACTTCAAGTTCTGCGTTCCTAAGTGCATTTTTAACCCTCGTACCTCTGGACTTTACCTGTTGATTGATTTTCGTTACGGTCTTATTGACCGCCTCTTTTACAGCTTCCGGTGCTGCTGTTGGTGTCATTGTAAATCACGCCTTTCCTCTGCGTAATACAGCGTTGAGAATCCAAGTCCTCCCACTTCGTCAATATCGCAAATGTAAAAACTCCTCTCCCCTAATATCAGGCGGTCAGTCCGCTTTGCTTTGGGTGGTCCGCTTTGTACGATTGTATGCGTTACGATATGGTCCTGTATGCTGTGATTCTCAATATCCTTGTCTGTGGCATTGGCAAGGCAGCCTTTCAGCGTATCTGTGCCGCTGCCTGAATGGTTATTTACCACTCTGCCAGTGCCGGTTACCTGTTGACTATTGCTTTCAATGATAAACTCTTTGAACAGGTTTCCCGGTCTGGCATACATGAATCTTGCGTTAATCATCAGCGTTTCGCCCTCTCATTCTGCTGCATACCAGCATAAAAATAAGGCGGTTTGTTTGCAGCTCCTCCGGCAAATGGAGGAACCGAACAGCTTTCCTGCTGGATTTCCTTTTTCAAAGCCAAATAATCCTCTCGCCACATAGCCGCTCTGTCATGCAGATTAAGTGTCAATGGACCAGTCTTTGTGTCAACCTCATAGGAAAATCTACGATACAGACTTTCCAGCAACATGAGCTTTGCTCTTTTCCATAAATTAGGATAACTGTCAATGGCTACCTGAATTTCTTCATCTGTGAGTGCTGTTGTATCAGTACCGCCGTCAACCATAGTATCTCCAAGCTCAAACCTCATGCGGCTTACGGTCTGACCTTTGATGTCAGCCGGATTGTAGTTGTAACTTCCATTTGCCATGTTGAACACCGCCTTTACTCTGTCTGATTGTTGCTCTCACTACCGTCTGTGGCTTCGCTATTGCCGTTTGGAGCGTTTTTATCACTTTCTGCGGAACTTAATATGTCCGCACGCTCTTTAGCCGCATTTTGCATAGTTTTTCTGGTATCTGTTGCATGAATCAGAATGAGAACATTGTCGCTCTCAATTTTTCCGATTGCTGTGATACCCTCGTTGGCGGTCATTTGAAGTAGTGAAAAGACTTCCTGAACTTCCTCCGGTGTTACCTCCAGAGTAATATCCCCATTTTCCCCCTTTACAGGAATTGTTATTGTGGATAATTCAGGAACAGGAACAACCGGCTGTGAATTAACAACCGGTGTTTCTGTATTCTCCGCTACCTCGCTAATCATGCCAACGGCTGTAAGTGTTCTTACTCTGTTCGGAAGAATCACTCCGTCTGGAATTACATCTCCGGGTTTGTATGCAACACCGGAAATATTCAATCCCTTTCTGCATAAATAGCTCATAGGTTACCTCCTTATACGCAAGCAGTCATATAGCAAGCAAGGTCATCAGAGGTTTTCTTCATGTCTGTTGACATCAGTCCCTCGATAAACTCTGAATGAGTGCCGCCCTCGCCCTCGAACTGGTCCGTCGCCATGTAGTTACCGTTTCCAAGCATATCCCATGTAAAGATATATCCCGCGGACGGCTCGTCGATAGATGGTGTATCTGTGGTATATGTCATCAAAGCTCCGTCGGATTCACATACAAACTGCATATCGTCAGGCTGTCCCTCCTCTGCGGCATTGTATGTAGCCTCCAGCACCTTAACCTCCTTGAATCCAAGAATCTGAGCAAGCACATTCTCGTTGACGATTGCCGGATTCGCAGAGCTTCCAGTGTATTTCACACGCTCTAAGATGTCCGGGTGGTTCTTTAAGGCTGTGAATGAATCGTAGCCAAGGCTCAACTTGTTTGGCATACGGCGACCTGCCAGCTTGATTTCACGCTTTCTTGCGTCAAAGAAGTTTACCGGGTCAAAGTTTGCGTCGCTGAACTTCAAAAACTGTGTTGCACCCGGAGTACCCTGTGCGATACCTGTAAACTCATTCGCCCATACGCCTGTTCTGAAATAGTTCTGTGCAAACAGAATATCAAGGTGTAAAAGCTGCTGCTCTGATACGAAACGGACCTTGTTTCTTCTAGGGTCGATAGAGGCAGGAACTCCGGCTCTCTGGTAGTTTACAGCCGAAATCTGGTCTACGCCTACAATAATCTGGTCTACATTACACTTGTATGTGTTGTCTGTATGTCCCATTTTTGCAGGTGGAACCTTGCCGAACTCCGGCTTTCTGCTTACATTATCTCTTGCAAGGTCGCCTTTCAGGAACTCGTAATAATATCCGGTGGAAAAATCTACCGGACAAATAGGGAAAATGCTTGTTGCCACATGGTCTGCCGGGTTTGCGAAATATGCCATGCTCATATTTGTTAAGTAGCGGTTAGGCTTCCAGCCCTTTGCAATTCTAGCCGCAATCTCTGCGGCGTTATTTACATCTCTTACACTCATTCTGTGTTACCTCCTCTATTTAGCTGCTGGCTTATATCCAGCTTTGATAATCTGTACCTTGATTACATCTCCGGCGGCTGTTGCCTTTGAGAGTGCAACCGCTGTGATGAAATTGCCCTCGGCTGCCTTGACAGCTTTTCCCTCTGCGTTGGTAGTAAGTTCATCTCCTACCGCAACCGCCTCTCCAGCAATCCATTTTCCAATGTCTTTTACCTGTACGGTAATGTCGTCATTTGCCTGTACAGTTTCATCATTCGTAAAGAGTGACAGTCCGATTACATTTGCACCGGCAGTAGGCTTTGTGAGCTGTTCGCCGTCAATCACAAGGGCGATACCCTGTGCGTTCTCAATCTTTTCCTTTGCAGGAAGCACGATTGTAGGGCTGTCATTGATACTTGTTTCAAAATAAGTTGCCATGTCTTAGTCCTCCTTTTCGCATTCTGCGGCAAGTGCCGGGTCATTCTGGAATACCTCGTCAAGAGCCTGTGCCTTTGTCACATTCTTAGACTTCATAATCTCGGCTGCCTGTGATTCTGCTTTAGCCCATGCAGCACCGTCTGTAGTTCCTGCGCTGCCGGACTTTCCAATCTCTGTAAATGCTGCTGACTTTGTAACCGTATCAACCGCTGAATCAAGAACGGCAATCATATCTGCATAGGCTGTACCGCCTGCGGCTTTTAAGTTTTTGAGTACCGGAACAAGGTCCTCTTTCTTCTTTCCGATAATCTCATACTTCCTGGCAATGTCCGTGAGTTCTCTCTCCTCTGCACTTTCCTTGAACTTCTTTAAAGCCTCAAGTTCTGCCGCCACTGCCGGATGCAGACCCTTGTAAATATTATCTGCGCCCCCATTTTCTGATGATTCAGGGGGCACGTCTGTCTTTGCAGACTTTTCTACAGGATTTGTTACCTCCTGCACGGCTGGATCCGTTTTCTGTGTAACTTCCGTTGTTTCTTCTGTTCCTGCTCCATATCTCTTTTCAATGGATTCTAAGAACGCTCTTTCAGCTTCTGTAAGCTTACTCTTGTCAATGTTGCTCATGTCTGTTTCTCCTTCCAATTCTTTATTAGTGTTTTCTGTTTCCGGTTCTTCATCTGTGCCACCGGCTTTCCGAATGCCTGTAATCTTTCCGGCAGACCACTCACCAATAGCAGTTTGTACCACACCGGTAAATTCGGAAAGGCTTTCCGCCATCGCATTTGCAGCACCTGTACTGTCTAATTCCTCATCATTCAGAATTGAACAAAACGACGACTGCAACGCATAGCAGACGTCCCACACTTCATCACAAATTTTCCGGTTCTTAATTTCAAGAATCTTACCACTGAAACTTTCTGAACCGCCCTTTGCGATTTCACCACCGTCATGTGATATAGCTTCCTCTGCCGGTATCTGATTCGTTGCCGTAAATGCCTTTAAGATTGCACCAGCTAACCTTTCCAGTACATTCTGACTGTTCTGACCGTCTTCTTCAGACTGTTCGTGTTCGGTTTTCTCTCCGTCTTTGCTCTTAAACAGCCTGATGTGTGCTTTCGGATTGGCTCCGTCATCGACGAAGTCAACTTTTTTGACTTTCAGATTTTTTAACTTTGTTGCCACTTTCTTTGTATCCTCCTTTCACAGATTTCTATATAATGCAAAACAGCACCCATTCTGATGTATTTCCGGAATCCCGGACACATACTACACAGGTGCTGTTCTGAATTAACAATATTTAGTTTTTAAACTTCTACACGCTGGGCTTCTCCCTCAATCGAAAACATAGGATATTCGCCGCTTTTGACTTTCTCCCATACGTCCTCATCTAAAACTTTGAAGCCAATCCACCAGCCGACAGGAAGTGTCCCCGCCGGAATTCCCATAGCTTTCATCTTTTCTTCTGTGAATACTACCGATTCTATCAGGACGGCTACACCGCCTCTTTCGTGCATTTCGCCGCCCTCACGATACAGCTCAACGAAATTATAAGCTGCGTTTTCCAGTTCTTCTGGCTCTATGATGTCATGCTGCCAGTCTTCAATTCTCTCTCCGTCTGCCGTAATTGCGACATTCGCCCAGCCGAAAGCCAACATTTTATCATCGTTTGCCTTTGTAATGGCAACTCTGCCTTTGATAACGCCGCCTGGAGCGTTTTTATCAGGTTCACCCTGTATCTGTATTATCTCTGAGAATTTTTTCACGCTCTCGCCTCCTTCCTTTTTCTGCCTTTAGGGTACAAAAAAGACACCCTTTCGGGTGTCCCAATAACCTCCGCTATAATTTTGTCATACAATTAATAATCTGCACCTTCAGCTAGGTCCTCTTCATCATAGCCAAAGCCTGTCAAAGATTCAAAATCTATATTTTGTTCAAGACAGGTCGTCAATACATCAATCCACTCTTCCCTAGTCAGCGGAACAGATATATTATCTTCCACATCTTCTCCAAAACGTTCAATATACTTTTTCCTTAAAGCATTAATCTTTACCTCTGTAGGGTCCGATTTTCTGAACTTATTTTCTTTCCGCAAAAAATCCGGTACTATAAATTCTTTTTTTTCAGACATACTTTATAACCTCCGCTATGATTTCATCAAACAACTGGTACGATTCAACAAATATAGATTTTATATTATTTAACTCAGCACTGTCATTTCTTACAGAAGCACTAAAAAAATGAGCAAATGCTTCATGTCCTAATTTATTAGGTTTTTTCCAATAATCAGGTTCATGTCTATATTTCCACGGATATCCTTTATCCGTAGTATAAATAGCCGAAAATAAATCCGACATTACATGGATTTCACTTGGCGGCTGTTCTTCCATTTGCTGTATAATATACATCACGGTATCATCATTTGACATATTTACATATTCTGACATACCATTAATGAATTTTATTATATCACTTTCCAACCGTTTTTGAAACTCTTTACTTTCGGATATATACCCGTAAATACAGTCAACATTATGTCCCATTTCATGAAAAACCGCATCATATGCGCCTGTCTGTCTTTCCCTGTCTTCTTTCAGATTTACAAATATTCCGTATTGTGGCACATATCTTATATTACCACGACTGTTTGTTTTTGCAAAACATATTTTATCTGCATTTCCCAGTATGACCTTTTTATACGTTTCAGGTGCATTATTAATAATATTATGTATATTGTCTGCATCTGTCCCCTCTATGTCTGCTATCGACACTGGAGGGTCGCTGCGTGTTGCTATGTCCCACTTTCTGGCAAGCTTTCTTTTAGTTTCATCAGACAATAACTCCTCCCTTTCAACTGGTGATGTCTGCACTCCTGCAACAGGCTTTTCAACTTCAATATATTCCACAGCACATGCACAGTTCGGGTGCGCCGGTGGAATCAAATTGTTGCCGCTGTTGAACCAACTCTTTGAAAATTCAAAAGCCGTATCCATTTCAAGCTCTTTACCCTCTAAAGAACTGCATATAGGACATACTGCCTCATCGCCGGAAGTACACCAGCGCTTTACCATTTTTCCCAAAAGATTCTGCGCCTGTGCCTGTCTGATACCCTCATCAGTGCCTTTACTGTATGCTGACACCATTTCAGTCTGTGCGATTGTGTACGCACGGGACCTGTGCTGTCTTTCCGCATATTTAGCGGCGGCTTCCCGCGCCCGGCTCTGTATGGTTTCAGTGTTCATCTTCGGATACTGCTCTTTTAATGTGCGGGTTATATTCTCATAATATTTTAAGTTTGCCTTTGCCTGTGGTTCTGTAAGTCCTATACATGGACGGATATATTTTGCCAGTTCGTCTATGCTATGCCGTTCCCTTACCGCCTGCGTAAGTAATGCCCTTATTGCTCCCCGCTGTTCTTTTACAGAATTTGTTATAAATTCCGCACTCCTTTGGGATACCCACGATAATACCGCTGGATAATCAGATTGAAACACATAGCCTGTAAGTCCTGCCATTACCGGCTGACTTACTGCACCGGCGGCAATCGCTTCTGTCCACATGGACCGCAGACTGTTTTCAATTAAAAAAGAGTAGTCTCTCGACCACTCCTCAAATGTTTCTTCATCAAGACTGCCGTCTGCTACAGCCTGTCGAAGCTCTTTATATGTAATTGCATCCTGCTGGTCTTTCCAAAAATTGCAGAGTATTTTTACCGGAGTGCCGCTGTTCTCTTTTAGATACTTCTCCAGTCTGTCAAGAATCTCCTGACCTTTGCCCGCCCGCGCCTTTTTTATGCGTTTGTGAGGTCTTATAATTATTGTCATCTTTCAACCCTCCCTAAACGCTTTTTAGCTGATTCCACTGCATTGTCGGGGATTTCTTCACCTTTGTCTTTTGGATTCGTCCCTGCGGCTGTCTGTGGCTCTGACGGCTGTCTTGCTTCACCTGCAGTTCTTGTGTCTGTGGTTCTCCCCGGCAAATGTCCTATCTGCCGGATATAATCTTCCAGTCCGTCATCAGGAACTAACACACCGATACCAGTCATATCCTTTACAAATGTAGATACCTTTGTAATGTCGGCATCTTCAATATCTCCGTGTGTCATTTTCGGATAGTCTGTAATACCTTTGAAATGGTCGCCGTTAATATCAATTAAAGCCGGGATTCCCTGACTATTGAATGTTTCGCAGATTATGTCAAGGAACGCTCCACATGCCATAGCAAAAAGTTCCGTTTTATCTGAGCTCAATGCCCAGCTCCCATTCTGCTGATGTCCTAAAAAAATAAAATCGGCAAGCACCGTCATAGCAATTCTAGTGTCATACCGATTTATCACTGCATTTGTATCAAACTGTCTTGAACCACCGGAACTTAAAAGTTCCAGCTCAAATCCATGTGGAAGGACTACACCCTCCATTTCATCTCGCCTGATTCTGCGTACCATGGATTCAAGCTCTGTTCTGATTCTTAACGCATCCTGATTATCCGGGTCCCATATATCAAGCCCCTCCGGTGCGTGCATTACCGGCAGTCCGGCAAGGTCACGCTCAATACCGATACCTTCTATTTCCTGTATGCGCCGTTTGAAATACCACGGCCTGTATGCATTACGAAGTATCGACCTGCCCTCTGGATTATCTTTGCGACTTTTCGTCCTGAATAATAATGCCTTGCTCATAGGAATTGTATATAGCTGATATAATGGCGGCGGCATCTGTGTCATACCTAACAGGTTATCTTCATTGTCATATTCCCACTGATACAGGGTTTCCTGCCCTCTTATTGGAAGTTTTTTCCAGCCAATAAGACCGTCAGTGTATTTGCTTCTTGTCCGGCTGTCTTTTGTATTACCCATTCGGCGCTTATACACAATCTCATGGAAGCTCCAACCATATGTAAGAAATGACAATATCTCGGATACTGTATCAATCCACGTCTTTTGCATATCATTCATACAGCTTTCCACAAACTCAGCAGCTTCAACATCTTTTGCGGAATCTCCTCCCGGCTCTACATTCCAGTCTGTCTGCCTGATAAGCATTTCTATAGCATAAAGGATAGCACCTACAATGTCGTCATTCTCCGCCATTTCATTGTAGACTGCTATCCCTTTCTTTCCTCTAAGTTCTGGCAGAAATTCCTCGTAAATGGTTCCACCGTAACGCCTCTGTCCTATGCGTCCCAGCTCTGCACCGTTTTTTCCATTATCCGACATATTATCCCACCTCACTTTCTCCAATAGCTGTTTTTGCTCAAATTGTCGGTTCCCGGTGCTGAATATGTAGCACCGTTTTCTATCTCTGCAAATGAGGAACTGCTTCCGTCTACCATGTCCTTAAACTTGGATTCCGGGAAGCTCTCCATTTGGTTAAAATAGCTCTCATTCCATGGAGCTATCAATACATCAACATTTCCAGCTTGCCACTGTGCAGCCAGCGGCTCTGCTCTTGATTCCTTGCTTCCGCTCTCTGGTATCGCTTTAACCAGATACCCGGCAAGCATTTTGATGTAGCTTTGTGCCTGTTCCTTACCAGCCTGTCCGGGGTCCTGCGGCAGACGCTCTATTACTCTGCCGTATTTCGCCTTATCCGTCATGCAGGTAGTCTTTATCAGCTTTCTTACTTCTGACGCTTTCAGACGCTTGTTGATAACATCTGCGATAATATAACGCCCACATCTACGCTTACCGATAAGCACTCCGGCTGTGTATGCCGGTTCGCCGTTCTCGTCCTCACTGGTAGCTGCTAAATCCCAGCCCCTAGCCCATGAGATAACATCATTCGGCAGATACTCAACCATTGTTACCTGTGTTCTCTGGTAGTACAATCCTGCGGCAGCCTTAATCTTCCAGTTTCCGTAAAGCAAACGCTCTTTTTCAACGATAGGAAGTGCTTTCAGGTTTGCCATGTAGGTAGGGTCTTTCTCCATGAGAATCTTATTATCCTGTAATGTGCTTGCGATAAAGGTTACAGACTTAATATCTATTGCGTCTATGCCCTGTTCGATAAGCTCTGCTCTGGAGCTTCCCCAGATGATTTCGTCTTTGATTCTCGCCATGTAACGGATTTTACCGCTACGCTCTTTTATCGGGTAGCCGGTGTCCGGGTCTATCCACCATGCTATAAATCTCGCAACCCACGAATCAGCGTCAGGGTTGCAAGTGGCTCTGATATACGGCTTCACTCCGCAGGTAGAACGGTTTCGGGACATCATATAAAAAAACTGACGCTCTGAAAAATGTGTCAGCTCGTCAAATCCTATGAATGTTATCTGTGAACCCTGCCACCTGCTCAAATCTTCATCTCTACCCAGATAATCAAAATAGAGTATGGATTTTTTTGCAAAGTTCCAATGATACTTAGGACTTTTGGTAGGTACGGCTCCATGAATACCCAGATACATATTCGTGCTTTCGTCCCATAGACCACCGGAGGCGTTTATTTGTGTGTAGCTTTTACGGAATATAACAGCTCGATAGCCTTTCGTGTATATATACCGTAGCGGCTCCATTAAGAGTGCGTATGTCTTGCCTCCTCCGGCTGCACCGCCGTATATCGCAATATCAGCACTCGTAGCAAGGAATTTTTCTTGCGGTCCTTTCTGCGGTCTTATAACTCTACTCGTGGCTGTCCTCCTCCTTTTCTGGCATATAAATATCAACCGAAGTTGTTTCGTCTGTGTCAAGCTCGTTCTCCATAGCGGCAGACGTTCTATTCAGGCGTTCAAGGTCGGTTGCCAGCTTTATATATTCTCTTATATCTCTAGGCGACATATCCTCGACTTTCATGTTTTGCAGTGCTTCCAATGCTTTGTTTTGCAACTGCACTGAAATTCTTATATGGCGGCTCGTCATGTCCTTTAGGTTCTTTACTGCTTCCTTGTGAGCTTCCCTCTCCAGAGCATTGTCGTAGGCTCGTACTCGCTCGTCCCAATTCCATGTTGCTTTCCAGCGTGAAATGAGCTGCCTACTTTTCGACAACTCTTTGCAGACTTCCTGATTTGACCTTTTCAGTCCCAAATCTCGGTAGATTTTGAATGCCTCAAATGCCTGTGCGGATTCTCCCGGCTGGCGTTCCCATATTTCTTCTCTGTCTTTGGACATATCAACCTACCTCCTTTTGCGTGACCGCTACCCTACTTGATAGCAACCCACCCACAAAAATTGAGGCAACGCCAGAACATATCCACCTTTTCAAAACCTGCCTCATGCAGCATATCTACATTCCACCCTGCCTTTAGTGGCGACAGCACATTTTCAAGGCTTTTGCGTTTCTGCATGATTTTTTTATCTGTGTACCCGTTCTCCCTTTTCATCTGGTAATACAGGTCCACATTCAGGTCGTCCGTTCCCTCGTCCGCTATTATCTTCTCTACGAACACAAACGCCCCTCCGGGGTTCAGTGAATTGTAGATAGCATTTATCATATTCTGGCGGTAAGCTGTCGGCATAAACTGCATAGATAATATTGATAATACAAGGCTCTGATTTCCGGGTATCTGCATTTCATAAAAATTGCCGTTGACAAGTTCCACATACCCACCGGCTATGCCTACCGAAAACTTGTCTTTGCACACCTCAATCATAGCCTCGGAGTTGTCACATAAAAAATAGGCGTTGTTGTCGCCATGTTTTTTGAAAAATGGTTCGACTGCAAGCCCTGTACTGCAACCTATATCTGTTATGACCGTACCCGGTTTAATGAATCTTTCGCCCAGCTCATACACCAGACTTCTCATACTTCTGTAATCTGGTATGCTACGCTCCAGCATATTTGCGAAGCAGTTTGCCACATCTGCGTCAAATTCCCATTTCTGTTTCGGTGTCACATTGTCAACTCTGCTCTCCTGATTCCCCATGCTCCGTTTCCTCCTTTCTTGGGATAGTAACTCCCAGCCTTTTTTCAAATACCTGTCTTGCCCTCTCTGACAGTCCCATTGTGGTTCCGTCCGGGTACGGCAGATTAAATTCAAAGTCAAGGGCTTCTCCCAGCTTTTCAATGTCTACCTTTGGCTTTGTCGCTTCCAGATACCAGAACTTTCCTATCATTTCCAGCCGGTCAATGCTCTTAAAGCTCCTCTGGAAGATGTCCTGCATTTCTCCTGATGTATGACCTTTCTGTACTTTAGGGTGTTTTGATATATCTCCCAGTACGGTGTTCGGCTCATAGTCCAAATCGAATGTCAGGCGTGCGTTATTCGTGACACTGTGTTTCTTGGTAATCACGAACTGCTGCGATTCGTTACTCTGGCACCAGCACACTACACGCCCTCCCGGCACGCATAAAGCCGCTGCGATATGTGCTATCTTGATTCTGTCTGCCATAAACGGAACCGAATTAAACACGCTGGAGATAAATACTGATGTGTACTGCATGCCGCTCTCTACCTCGTCAAGAAATCTGTTTGCAATCTCTAAACTCTTTTCCTTGTGGATTTCGTCGCCGCTGGTAACAAAATAAGGCTCGAACGCTGATACATACACACCGGCATTTCTTAATGTTCTGGTGTTATTCAGCTTTCCAGCCCCAAAGTCCACAATCTTATCTCCGTATTTTCCTTTCCATGCTTCCAGCACTTCTCCCTCCAGTTTGAAGAAATCCCTGCCGTTATTCTTAGGAAAAAGGCCTTTGAAAAAGCCGTCCCCTAATGCACAATTACCGTCTGCGTCCGTTTCTCTAGTGTTACGCTCTCGCATGAAGCTATTGTATCTAAGTACATCTGCATAGCTCGATTCCATAGAAAAATCCATGGATAACAGGTTGAGCATAGCTGACGAAAACTCCTCCTGTGCCTGTGTGACCTGTACGCACTGTATGAATTTTCTATCTGCCTCAACCGCCGTCTGCAATCTACCGATACCGTTAATCACATTCATTTCCTGACCTATGACAATCGGCATGGCACTTCCCACGCTTCGCTCCAGCGTCTTTGCCAGTGCTGCTATATGGCTATCAAAGTTTCTATGATTCTTCTTTGCAAGAGAAACGGTATCAACCCTCCTTATGGCATATACGCAAGGAAAAGAAGCCTCTGAATCCGGCTCTATGTCCGGCAAGGCTTCGCACATACCCTGAATATCCATATTGTATAAACGGCTCTTAATCTTATCGCAAGTGTCCTGTTTCTGGAGGTCGTTTGTGGCTCTGTTAAACAGGATATTGACGGTTTTTCTTTCGTTAAGGTCCAGATTATTTACATACTGTACCGGAACCCTTGTGAAGCCCATTCTCGTCGCTACGAAGTGCCTCTGATGTCCTGATAATATCTCGCCGCTGGTATCGGCATAGATAGGAAGTAAAAAGCCCAGCTTACGCAGGCTCATTTCTGTTAACGCAAGACGCTTTTCGTCGTTCTTTCGTGGGTTGTACTCCGACGCTTTTACATCTCCTATCGGTACTAACTTAATCATTGAGAATCCTCCTTTGCAGCTCCGCTCTGATTTCTGCTGGTTCAAAGATACCGTTATCCCTGATGTCATCAATCAGTGCGTAATATTCACTTGCCTTTACAGTGAATGAGAAGCCACCAATCTTAATTACTGTGGTAGCTTCCTTTTCCTCCGCTTCCGGCTCCGGTGCTTCCTCCTGTTCGTCTGGAATCTCTACCGGTTCTGTATTTTTCAGGTACTTTTCAAGGTCAACCTCGCCCTCGTCAAATCCGGTAGGAAATGCTGATACTTCATCATCTCCCAGAAGATATGCCAGCTTTTCCATGTCCCAGTCGCCCTTAATCTTATTAAGTGCCACGCACAACGCCTTTTCCCTCTCCGGGTCCGTTTCGTTAATTATTACGCAGTCAACTTGTGCAGCTCCGCTGTCCTTTAATATCTGCAATCTCTGATGACCGCCGATTACACACATATTATGTTCATTGACAACCAACGGCTCTACAAATCCGAACTGCTGTATGCTGTCGGCTATCTGCTGATACTCCTTTGAGGATTTCTCCAGCTTGATTCTGGGATTGAACACGCTCTCGTGCAGCTCGTTTATTTCTACTGTTCTGATAAGCATTTGAACAACCTCCTTTTCAATTCGCCCTCAACCATTTCCTTTGAGAAGCCGACTTTTTCTCTGATGTCTGCCATCATGTCTTTATATGGCATATCTGGGATACGGAACTTATATTCTCCGACGATACAAGGTACGCCGTCCTCCGTATCTTCCTTTTTGCCTACGCTATCTACCTCCGGCATATCCCCGGCTGCTTCCTGAAGTTCTCCTAATAGCTCCGCAATCTCGTTATCTGAAAAACCGGTAGCCGTAGTATCAATTTCAGAGTTTCTCAACTCCTCCATGATGTCTGCCAGCATACCGTAGTCCCATTGACCGCCGACTTTGTTCATAGCGATACATAACGCCTTTTCTTTTTCAGGCTCCATGTCTACGACGACTACCTCTGTTTCCTCGACACCGTTTTTCAGCATTACATTAAGCCTCTGGTGTCCGCTGACAAGGATTCCTGTTCTCTCGTTTACTACAAGTGGAACAACTAAGCCGAACTCGTCAATGCTGGCTTTCAGGGCTTTGTACTCAAAGTCCGCCTCTGTGAGCGTTACTCTCGGATTGTACTCTGCTGGTACAATGTCTGCTAACCGCATGACCTTACACTCCATTTTGTCTACCTCCTGACATTTTTATTTGCAAATAAAAACAGCACACCGTTTTCTGATGTGCTGTCTGTTGCCGTATTATGTTGATACCGGACTAATCGAATAATGACATCTGCTGTGGCTCCGGCTCTTTATTTTCAGGAACTTCATTCCCTAATGCACCCTTGATGAACTTCTCATAAGGTGCGGCTGCGATATTATACTTTGCGTACATGGTTCTGGTTCTCGGATTGCTCTCTACTGCGTAGAACTGTTCTGGGTTCATTCCATGTTTCGGGAAAATGAATCTTCTAAGGGCTGACTCCTTGAATACTGGAGGCTGTCCGTTGATGTCGTTGAAGTAAATCTCCTGTGGCTCCCAGCCGGTTTTCTTCTTGACATTCTCCATAGTCTCTTTCATCTGGTAGTCAGGTCTTGCGGTAACGATAATAACATAATCGTCCTTAATAGCCTCTATAAGGTCCATTCTGTACTCCTCGCCCTCCATTCTTCTGGAGAACGGTCTTAACATTCTGGTCTGTGCCTGATTGCTTACCAAAGTATAATTAAGGTCCAGTAAGCAGATTCTCTTTCCGTTTGCAATTTTTGATAAGTCGTTGTTGATGTTTGTGTTGTTTGTTTCCATGATTGTAATCTCCTTTTCTTTGTTCTGATTGATTTTCTTGATTTTTCTGAAAGAAGATGATACAATACGGTTGTCGCTTCTTTCAGAAGTTGATTGTGAGGAACAGAGCCAGCCATTGCCCGGTATTGGTTCTGTTTTTTTGTGCCTTTTTGCAGGTATTCCCTACTTCTTAATTATACCATATAGGGGTATCTACATCAATAATAATGCAAGGAAAACAGCTGATTTATGGGCTTTTCTGCGACTTTATCAAAACAAAAAGCAGCCCTGCGGCTGCTCCTGTCGAATATACCATATTCATAGCCACAACCGTATTTTCCAAGCAAGAAAGCCAGTGTGAACCAGCTCCCTTGCCGGAGGAAAACACATGGGATTCCTGATGTCATAAGTGACATTTGGGGTTGTTCGGCTGATACCATACTACATCATTTCCTATTGCGTGTCTATTGCATCTTTTTCGCACCGTTTTTATTTCCGGTCTTTCTTGCCGCCTTTTTCTCCATACGCTTCTTTCTACGATATTCAGCTACATCTAAGCCCTCAACTCCAAAGAATAGAGCCGTCAGGTCATCATATGCTTTTTCCAGCGTTCTATATACATTACTCTTATCAATGTTCTCCACCTCTGCCACATCATCAGGCTTCATAGGTTCTTCATTCAGGAACATCATTTCAACCACACGATACCTACGCTCTACATCCGGTATCTTCGATTGCTCGCATTCCTTTTTGTAGTTTTCAAGCTGGGTATCTACATGATTAAGCAGCATACCTGTAATCAGCATATTCTTCTTTGTAGATGTCAGCTCAAATTCTTCTTTTCTGCACTCGTCCAGAATATAATCAAAGATTCCGGCAAGTGTTAAGTCTGTTACTGTGTCTGGGTCGTATACGGAAGTATCTTTCATCTTCTTTAACTGCCTGTAATGCTGTACCAGAGTTTTTGCACTGTTTCTTACCTTTTCGGTACGCTCTGCCATAACAATAGCCTGTTTGCTCTCATAAGCAGCGATACCCTCTTTCGCACCCTCTCTGGCAGCCTTTTTCATCATCTTTGTAATTTCTTCCTCGGTCAAAACTACAAATTTTGTCTCTGATGTTCCCTGTACTTCCCCTGTTATTAGTTCCTTGCTTTCTATCATTGTGCAGTCGCCTCCTTGACATTTTATCCTTTACCCTTTACAATAGGTTTGCTAGACTTATTGCAATGGCTTTGGTTTCATGCCAAGGCTTTTTTATTTTCCGCAGATTCTAGTATCTAATATCTAAGCTCTTTATACAGTGAATATAACCGTTGATTATCCAACTTTTTCAACTCTACCTTGTCCCAGTGCCACATATCTTTTTCCTTATACCCTAACTTTCTTTTAATCAAAGATTTCTGCATATCATGTGAGGGATATGTGCCTAATACCAAATGAACCATACCGGTCTTGTCTAACTCCACTTTCATAGAAAATACCTGCTTTCTGTTATTTCTTTCTTTGCCTTGCAACATTCGGACAGGTAGCAAAGTGTGATATGTAGCCTATGCCTGTTGCATTTGGTGTTCCTGATTCCACAATCTCTGCACTGTGGACTTCTCCGTTTGGAGTAACTATCTTTTCTCTGCCGTTGCCCTGTCTGTATGTGACAAGCTGCGGATTGCAAGGCATATTCTTTCCGGCTACTGTCTTTATCCAAATAACCTGTTGACCGCAGCTCCGGCACTTGCCGAATTTGTCTCTATTTCCCATGTCAAATCCTCCTAACCCTTATAATTCAGTTCAATTTCCTTTAGCTTCTCAAAACCTACGATTGTGCAGTCCGGGAGAATGATTGAAGCCTCTCCCAGAACTACACGCTGTCCCTGTATGCTCATTTTGTGCCAGCTAACCATTACATTGCATTTCTGTGCCAGCCGGTAGGAAGCATCCAGCTTCAGTTCCTTTATCTGTTTGATTGTCTGGCGTGTGGTCTTTCTGCCGTTTATCTGTAGATTCTCGAACTGCTCTTGCAATTTCCGTTCCTCTGCCTGAATACATTTATAGGCGTAAAGCCTTGCCATGCGACCACCTACTTTCCGTTTGGTCTTTTGACCTTTTCGATTTCCTCAATCGGCGGCAGTACAACGGCTTTCTTCAATACCTCTACCTGCTCTTTGGTGCCGGGATTGTTCCTCTCTATCTCGTATGCTATGTGTCTAAGAATCAACACCAGCATACATGCGTCTGCTTTCGCATAGGGCTGTATTGCTTTCAGAACTCTTTCGGCGTAATGCTGGAAGCCTCGGGTTACCAGACGCATAGCGTCCGGCGTTTTCCCGGCTTCAATCAGCTTTTGCCCTCTGCTCATGTAACTTGACATTCTAAGCATTGGCTATTCCTCCTCTGGGTCATCATAACCGTAATCGTCGCTTGGCTCGTCTGAATCCTCTTTGCCCTCTCCATCAGTACCGAACAGAGCTTCGGTAGCGTCGATTTCAGCGTCCTTATCCTCGTCTGCGGAAGAAATATTGTCTGTACCGTTTTCGTCCGTTTCTGGGCTGTCTGATGCGTTCTCGGTGCTATTCTCCGACTTATCCTCTGCCGGAGCGTCGCTCTCGTCCTTACTTCCCGAATCATCATTGCAAGGAAGTGCTGGTGTGCTGTCTCCCGGAAGTTCTTTGAAAGTACCGTCAACGATGCCGCTGTCATCTTCTTTGTCAGATTCCGGCTTATTCATGCCGCTCTGGAAGTCGCTGTCAAAGATTGTTCGCTGTACGGTATCTGCTACCGGCTTTAAGTAATAGCAACCGTTCTCGTTCATATCCAGCTCCATTTCATTGTTGAATGAGCCGGACTTTTCATCATTGATTTTGATTGTAGATGAACACTTGTGCTTGAACTGTGGCTTACGAATCATTCTTGTTTCGCCCTCAATGTCCGGGTTATTGTTCGGAATCCATTCAGTAACCATATTGACATCAATCTTGATTGTCATGCTTCCCTCGGTGCTGTCCTTTTCAATCATGCTTCCAATCATTCTCTGGAGAATGAAATTCATATCCGTTTTCATAGCCTCGAATGTGTCACTGTCAAAATCCAGCTTCTTGATGTATTCCTCATTCATCATGCTTATTTCGCCACCTTTCCAAATTCAATGTTATTCGCTCTCATGTAATCGCCCAGAGCCTTAATCTGTTCCAAAGAACCTTTGCACCAGAATGTAGCCTTATATCTCTTTGCCTCCGGTTCCGGCTCTTTTGCAGGTGCTGGAGCTTCGACTTCCTGTGTCTGTGTCGCCTGTGCAAATGCCTGATGTTCAATGCTTGCGATTGCTTTTCCCATTTCAGACACCGGCTGCGTAGGTTGCTCCTGCTGGGCTTTTCTTTCAGCTTCACGCTTTGCAGCTTCCGCTCTCTGGCGTTCTGCCTCCTCACGCTTTGCAGCTTCGGCTTCCTGACGCTTACGCTCCGCCTCCTCTTTGGCTCTGCGGTCTGCCTCCAGACGTTCCTCCAGCTCCCTTAATCTTCTGTCCTCTGCCATAGCCTGTGATAAATCCAGTGTTCGCACATATACATCACGAACATTCAGCTTGTGCTTACTATCCAGACTGTCGATAGTCGCAAGGTCTGTCTTGAATTTTTCGATTTTCTCGATAACCTCTGACATAGCCTTAGAAAGTGAGAATGTCGCATTTAAGTATCTGGCATCAAACACTCTTTCAAACGGCAGGTCTGCTTCGAAATCCCCGATAGATTCATCATAAGCAGCCTTAATCTGGGCTTTCTTTTCTGCTTTCTGCTTCTCCTCGTAGTCCTTAATCTGGCTGTCTATCATGCTGATAGGCTTATCAATCAGGGCTGTAATCTCCTTGACCTCTTTCTCAAACTGCTCATAAGGTTCCATGCACTTTTTCTTGACTTCTTTTCTTCTGTCCTCGATAACCTTTTTGAACTTGTTGAGCGTGGCTCTGTCGTCCTTTGCTGATTTCATAGTGTCCTCTGTATATACAACATCTGTATATGCAGACATCATCATCTGTACCTGCTTGCGGATTTCCTCGCTGTTCCATTCAATGTGCTGTAAGAATCCGCTTTCATTTGGGTTGATTAGCCGCAACTCCATTTTCTCTGATTCCATGTGTTTTCCTCCTGTTATGCTTATATATTTTCCTGTCCGGCAGTCCTGATAGTCACATCAACCCTCGGATTGTCGGAGTAGAATTTTCTTACCTGCGTATCCACGATTGCGTTATCATCATGCCACGCTACACCGTTTAATGCGTCATATATGAGTTTTGCCACATTATCAAGGTCCGGCTTTACCGTCGGTCTGATTCTATGCTCCAGCATTTCCTTATGACGCTTCTTTGAGGTGGACTGCGGAATCGGGTAGTATGCTATGATACGAATATCAAGCGGCTCCTTTTCCTTGAATCTCCTGCCTCTGGCAACCTCTAAGAAGCAAGCCTCAACCTGTTTCTCATGCTGTGTCGTTTCCTTTGGTGTGTAGGTCTTTGTGTATGTACCCATTCTGGCGAATTTTGGTCGCTGTTTTCCAAACGGATTTCCGGGTACTGTAAATTTGATTGATTTCATATCGCCAGCCTCCGTTATCTCAAAGCCGCTCATACTGCCTCTCCATTCAGAAAGTCAATAATCTCGTCGCTTCTCTTTTCAAGCTCCATGACCTGACTGCGTAAGTTCGCAACCTCTGTCTGGCATAACTCCCTGACTGATTCGGGGATTGCCTTAATTCTCTCCAGACGCTCCCTTTCCTTGTCCGTCATATCCTCTGGCTCTGCCAGAAGTTCCTCCGCTGTTCTGTATGGTGGGATAAATCCTCCGGCTGCCAAGCTGCCGTAATCGTGAATGTCGTACATTCCCTCGCCCCCGGTCATTGCTCCACCGTATTCATCATCTCCAATTCCCATATCATCATCACTGAATGGAAGCGGTAACGAATCATCATACTTCGGTACAACTGCTGCTGCCTCTGCTGGGTTTGGTCTTCCTGCTGGAGCTTCTTTCTCTGCCACTGGCTGTTTTTTCTTACTGCCCTGCCTTTTCTTTGTGATAAACTCTGATTCTGGAACGCCGCCCTTAATCAATATCTGTTTGATTGTATCTTTGTCACAACCATTTAGGTCTGCCAAAATCATAACCATATCTTTTTTTTCATCCGAACGGTTATATCTATCTATGATTTCTGTATCCGTCATCTGCATTTTAATTTCCTCCTACTGCTTTATTCCGGTGTTTTGCTGTTCTCCTCGTAAACATTCAGAAGATAGTCCAGCGTTTTTCCGGTGGGTGTACGCTTTCGCTTATCTGGTCCAACGGTGTAACCGTTCTTTATCAGGATTGATGATACCGTCAGTCGGTCCTCTACTCCCTGAATGACAAGCTCTGCAACTTTCTTAAATCCCATGTGTTTTCCTCCTTGCCTGTCAGCTCTCTAAGAGCCTCTTAGTTTCGTTGAATCTCTCTTTTGCCTGTTCGATACGCCAAGATGTACCATTTACCATTACCGGGTGGCACATCTCAAATATCCTGTCATAGATACGCTGATACCTAATGTCCTGCGTCATCTGCATATCCTGTAAATTCAGGTTTGTTGTAAGTATCAGGGGCTTTCCTGTCCTATACCGGCTGTCAATCACATTGTAGACTTTCTCCAGTGCGTAATCTGTGTTACGCTCCGTTCCCAAATCATCAATAATGAGCAGCCTTGCCGCACACAACCTGTTTACGAACTCCGTTTCGTTTTCGGTATTATTCTGAATGACCTGTAATACCTTTACGAATGAGGTTATAACAACCGGTATTCTCCGGTTCAGAAGTTCGTTTGCTATACAGGCTGCCGCATAGCTTTTACCTGTTCCAACGCTTCCCCAGAACAGAAGCCCTCTGTTGCTCTTATAAAATGTGTCAAAGTTTTCCACATAGTTTTTTACAATTGTGTATAACTTCTTGTTGTCTTCTTTTATTGTGAATGTCTTTAGCGTAGCTGCTTCCAGCTTTGCGTCCATAAGGCTTGCAACTCTCAATCTCTCTATTCGTCGCATTTCCTCCTCGTACTCTTTCTGTTTCTGGATACGCTCTCTTTCCTCTGATTCACACTTGCAGACACAGCGTACCGTTACACACTCTCCTGCAAGCTGAATTTTTTTCTCTTTGTTGGTGTGGCACTTGCCGCAGAAAAGAATACCGTCCTTGTAGTAGTCCTCTTGATTCTTCTCTGCCTGTGCCGCCGTTGCTGCTTTAATAACTGCCTTTGTGATGTCTGAATCCATGCCTATACACCACCTTTGCTTTATGATGACGGCAAGCCGCCGTCAAAGCCGCCAAGCTGTGCCGGTGCCGCTTCTCTCGTCTTAGGAAGATAATCAATGAACGGTGTACTGTCACTCAAAAATGTCTTAGCGTGCTTGATGTACTTGACTTCGGTATGCTCCGTTGCACATCTTCTGGCGTAGTTCTCTGCCGCCATGATAAGCTCCTGTTCTGCATAACCGTCATTCAATCTTGCCTTGTACTTCTTGTACGCCTCGCCTTTGCCCTCTTTTCGTGGGTATATGTTCCAGAACGCCTCGAAGTTCTCTGAATAGTCAGGTTTTCCTCTCTTCGGCTTTTCCGGTTTTGGCGTTTGCTGCTCCGGCTCTTTCTGCTCTGTTGTCGGCTCTGGTGCCGATTCAGCTTTTGCACTTGCCCTAGCTGCCGCTCTTTCATTCTTTTTTCTTATTCTGTCTCGTTCTCTGCGTTCTTTAAATGTATAGAGCGGTTCCTGCCATTCTTCCCAGTCGTGGATATACAATGTGTCATCTACCGATTCCAGCCAGTTACATTCAATGAGTGACTTTACTATGTCGTCCGCCTCAATTTCCTTGCTTTTCCCGATATTTAGAATCTCCGCTAAATCATCTTCATTCGCTCCAATGATTCGTCCGTCCTTGTCTGCGTTATTGATACACCACAGCCACAGCCTTATGAGTATGCCTATGGATTCATTTTGTGAACACCCAAGACTTTTTGACAGTTCTCTTAATTTGCCTCCTATGATGTCCTCATGAACACTTATCCATGCCATAATCACTACCACCGCCTTTCGTGCTGGGTGTTCATTCCTACACATCTTTGAGCAGGTCTAAGATACCGATAGGACCGGTAAGCACTTTTGTACGCCTGCAATAATCACATAAACCGCACCTGTGCGGCTGTTCTTCTCCGTTCTTAACTCTAAGCACTCTCGGCATATTCGCTTCTACAATGCTTAGTGCGTCACGCAGGAAGTTGTCCGCAACATGGATAACCTCAATATTCGTTTCATCTTCCTTTGTAGCAGCCGCTATGTAGAACGGTAACTTCTTTCCGGTGTTCTGCCTTACAATCTCTTGATAAACAGCACCCTGAATGTCATAGCCCCAGTAACGGATAAAATCTACTGGTCCTAAATCTCGTACCCACTCATGTTTAGTGATTGATGACATCACTTTCAAATCCACAATAACGGTATCTTTGATGTATGAATCCATTTTGATTTTCCATTTTGCCCCGAAAAGCTCTCCGGTCATAATGACCTGCTTTTCTCCGCTCATGCACTTCATAAAGAATTGGTCACGCTCAATTCTCTTGATGATGTCGTCTGCTTTCTTATATTCAGCTCTAAGCGTTCCTTTCTGTGTAAAAAGCTCCGGTGTACGCTTCTTGTAATCATCAAGCGTACCCTCAAAATAGGAATCCACATAACTTCCGACCATGAGAGCGGTTGTTTTCTTCATTTCCCACTCTCCACGAAGTTCAGCCATAGCCTCTGCTTCACACGCCAGATTTCCGTCCGTTCCTGCAAAAGATTTGAACTGCGACACCGACATATATTCCGCATTGGCTTCTGGACTATAATAATTTTCAGCCGTCAACTCCATTTGCCACTACCTCCTATGCTTCCTCTAATCCCATTTCTTCAATGATTGCAGCGTCGCTATTCTCTGGTTCTGCCGGAACCTCCTTAAACTCTGCGTCGAACACATTCACTGTTTCATCTGCAACCGGTTCATTTGCTTTTTCCTTGTCAAAATCTCCAGCGTCCTCATACGCCAATCTCTGCTGCGAATTGAAATCAAGGTCAATCAACTTGCATAATCTACGGAGAACCGTCTTTTTATACATTTCTCCCGGTGTCGCCGCCCAAGCCTTACTATTCTTTGCTTTAGAGAAATTGTTTCTGACCTCCTCTATCTCCTTAACGCTCATGGTGTCGTACATCATGCTTCCGTCCTTGAAAAGTACAACTGCAAATGTACCTATGATTTTTTTATCAGAGAACGGAACCGGTCTGAAATTAACCGACTGCTTGCCGCTTTCGATAATCTCCTCGAAGAAATCTCCCTCTCGAACATTCTTTGCATAAATGTCCTTAATCGGATTTCTGGAGTATGTTTTCGCCAGCTTAATCTCGCCTTTGTAATCTGTCTGGAAATTAACTTCGCCAGAATAAGGGATTGCGTAACATTCGCCGTTGAAGAAATCCAGTCCCAGATACGCTCCCTTTGCAAGTGCCAGATATACGGATTCTGGCGTGATATTGTTATAATTACCTAAGTTGCTCTTAATGAGCGAAATACAGTTCAGGACAAATCTGGACTGATTAAAATTCTCTGGTAATGCCTTTGCGTTCAGGTTAAGTTCATTCTCCAGTCCGCTCTTGACTTCTGCCAGATATTCCTTTGTTGTAATCTGCTTTCTTTCTGCCATTACATTTCCTCTCTTTCTGCTGTTGTCAGGCTTTCGCCCATCAATTCTAACCACTGATATATTGTGAAATCTTCCAGGCAATCCTTGCATACGCAACCGTCCGTCGTGATAAGGTACTCGTCGCCCTTATAGATTCCCTCGTCGCACAAGCAGCACCTTTCAACAGGTTTTGGCTCCGGTGCATTGGGACATCTTGGGTGGCATGGGTTCTGTCTGCATATATCACACATTTTGTGCCGCCTCCTTTGCTCTCATATTCTTCATTCCCTGTGCATTTACCGCACATCTGAAACAATGATTTTTCAGTTCATCCGGTAATAACAGTAAAATGTACTCCGGCGGTACCTTTAGCAGTTCCATTTTTCGGAAGCTATATTCTATGACGCTATCAACAACTTTTTCTGCAATTCCTGTCTGCTTCTGAAACTCGTCTGTAATCTGCATCATTTCCTGTGCGATTGCTTCTGTTTCTGTCATCTCCCGGTTCCTCCTCTCCGTATATCATCTCGTATATCATCTGAATAACTGCCAGCACAACCTGTCGGAGCATATATGCAAACATTACCATAGCCGGCAATATTAGATACTCACCGCCAAATGCTATGTATCCTCTGTCCATGCATGCACATTGTACTGCAAATGGTGTAATCATCATTCCAATTGATATTGATAGCCAGTAATGTAACGTAAACTGCTTAATTTTTTTTAGACACTTCATTTTCTGCTCCAATCCAGCGATATTGTGTTGAATTGATATTTCAATTCCGAATGTTGTTCTTTATGCTCCTGTATGCTTATTTTTTGTGCCTGTACAGGCTGTGAACATTCTACAATTCGTATAACTTTTATTGGCTTTTTCGTTTGTTGGAAGTTTGTATTTGTGATATTCATTATTATTCCAGAGACCATAAATCCCAAACTGAAAAACACCGTTCCAATTTTCACATTACGCTGTAATCTTAATTTCTTTCTGATATTCACTGTCAGCACCCCTTTCTGGAAGCGGCTGTGTAAATATACCAAGGTTTATTCCTGCGAAGTCTCTTACTGCCGCTTCAAATTCCTCTATATCATTGATTCCATATTCGCTTTTAAGGACTTCTTTCAGCTTTTCAACCATAAATGCATCATCTGCCTTTCAAAATCTTTTCTCCTGCCAGCTTTAACTCACTGATTATCTCTGCCAATCCGTCTAGGTGTTCCATTAACTTCTTGAACTCTGCCAGCTCGTTATCTGATACCTTTCCGTCCTCCAGAATGTCAATCATGCTTGTCTTGAGATCCTGCATTTCATCTTCATTCAGACCTTTCAAAAGTCTAAGTGCTATTCCCTGTAAATTCTTTTCCTCTGTTGCCAGCGGCATAAATCCATGTATCGGACACTGATATTTGCAATAGCCGGTAATCAGTTCTGGTGCGTTGTAAAGGTCTGCCATGAGGACTACTTTGTCTACCGGCACCACCTTTGTATTTCCAAGTTCATAGTCGGCAAGCGTATATGGGGATATTCCCAACAACTCCGCTGCGTTTTCTCGGCTGAAAAGCCTGTCATTACTCATAGCAGCTCGTTTTCTGGCTTGAAAATACACATTCGTATTCTCTTTTAAGGGTTCCTTTCCCATGTGTTTTCCTCCATAAATGCCTTATAATTTATTCAGAACTTGTTAAGGCTGTCTGCTCGATATTCAGTACATCACTGATGACTTTAACCGCTGGCTCTGAAATCACTCTGCCGTTGATGACTGCGGAAGTATATTCTTTTGTCATCTTGACAGCCTGTGCCAAGTCAGCCACGCCCCAGTCTTTCTGAATCATTGCGATTTTGACAGCCTTACACCAAGGCGATAGTTTTCTTTTCATTTGCCTTACCTCCTTAACCTTATATTTGTGCTTTACTTTTTTAACATTTTCCCTTAAAATCAAAGGGAGCCATTTTGAAAAATTCACTCACAATGGCAAGTTGCAAAGCCGCTATCTCGCCAGAAATGCTTTAACTTTGTAACTTATATATATAATATAACTCACTAATCGGCGTGTGTCAAGATAAAAATGCCGATTTATGCGTTATTTTCAAAGGTGGAATTTTATGTTTTGGGATAATTTCAAAAAGATATGTGACGAAAGAGGCGTAAAGCCTACTCCAGTCCTTAAAGAATGTGGTATAAGCACAGGCAGCATAGGTCGCTGGCAAAAAGGGGCTTCTCCTTATGCCGACGCTGTTTTGACACTGGCTGAATATCTTAATTGCTCTACTGATATGCTCCTTAGAGGTTCTGAATATATAAAGTCTGGAGAGCGACAAGTAAGCAGCGACGAACTGAAAATGCTGGAGATGTACCGGTATTTGCCGGAGGCTTCGCAGGAATTTATATATGATTCCATAGAAACGGCATACGAAAAGGAAATTAAACGCAAAGAAGCAAGTTCACAGTCATTAGCATAAATGACCGTCATAAAAAATGAATGGAGGCTTGCCTATGGACTACGCTCCTATCGCCGGAGATACTGCCGGTAATAACTTAAAATGGGATTCAATGAAGATTGAAGCTGATATGTACTTAAAGACTGGCAATTATGCCTTGCTTCGTGATGTTCGTATGCGTCAGGCACGATTTACGGAACTTACAGGAAATGAGCGAATCGCTATATCTTATTACTGTATGGCGTTTTATGCTGACCTGAACGGCTTTGATAACCTCGACCAGCTTATATCCGCTCACGCCTCCGGCTATTCTGGCTGGACCTGTACGGCTCATGTAGATGTTGGTGTTGTCAATAAGATATTCTTTCTATGCTCCAGATGTTCTGTTTCAGAACCAGAGCTTTTGAATGTCTTTTGCCGTTCTGCTTTCAAACCTAAGACATACCAGTATCACATTTTTACAGTCAAAGAGTGTCAGGAACTCTTATCACTTGCAAAGAACGGACACATTAGGGAAATCAACTCACGAATACAGCTCGCTACGGCTCGTTTCCTTGCGGATAATTCCCCTAACAATAAAAATATTGCTGTTTAAGAAAAAGCCCCTGCATGGGGCTTTTCGCTTTATATGGAGGTATATATCATGGCGTATAACGCACAAAACAAAACCGGTGCAAAGGTGGCTATCTATGTCAGGGTGTCTACTCTGCACCAAATAGACAGGGATTCTCTGCCTATGCAGAAACAAGACCTGCTCGCATACGCAAAGCTGATGTTGAATACAGATGATTGCGTCATATTTGAAGATGCCGGATATTCCGGTAAAAATACAGACCGTCCCAAATTTCAGGAAATGATGTCGCAGATGAGAGCTAGAGCTTTTACACACTTGCTCGTCTGGAAGATTGACCGTATCTCTCGTAACCTGCTGGACTTTGCAACCATGTATAATGAGTTGAAAGCCCTCGGTGTTACCTTTGTTTCAAAGAATGAACAGTTTGACACTTCTACCGCTATGGGGGAAGCTATGTTGAAAATCATTCTGGTGTTTGCCGAACTGGAGCGTAACATGACCTCGGAGCGTGTTACTGCCACTATGATTTCAAGAGCCAACAATGGGCTTTGGAACGGCGGCAGGATTCCCTACGGCTACAATTACGATTATGAAACACATGAGTTTTCGATAAATGAGGAAGAATCGAAAGTTGTTATTCTCATGCACGATATGTACGAACAGGAACGCTCTTTAGTGCGTGTGGTTCGTGAATTGAATGAAAGAGGCTATCGCTCTCGTGCCGGTAATCTCTGGTCGCCGGTGTCACTCCTGATTATCCTTAGGAATGTGTTCTACTGCGGCGACTACCGCTATAATATGCTCAAAGAGGGCGACAGGCAGAAAGTCAAAGATGAATCAGAATGGGTTACGGTACCAAATCATCATGTGGGTATTGTTCCCAGAGAACAGAAAGAGCGAATCATGGCTACGCTGGATTCCAATTCTAAATTATGCAAGCAGCGAAATCTTTACAAATCCGCAAAGCATACTCATGTTTTCGGCGGCTTGATATACTGCGGTTCCTGCGGCAAGCCTTTAGGCAGCACTCCGGGAAATCTCACAAGGGACGGCTGGCATTATTCAAAGTACACCTGCCCTACTAGAAGAAAATCCGTTACGCTGTGTACTGGGAAATCTACCTCTGACCCAATTATCGGAGAATTTGTGTTTAACTATATCCTGAATATGCTGAATGCTCAAAATGACTTTGATAAAATCAGCTCCCCGGAGGAACTGGAAAAGCTGTTGCTTATCGGAGATACATTTGCATACATAGACCATATCGAACCAAACGGACTTAACGACCTATTCAATGTCCTATCCTCTGGAGCTGTCAAGGGTGCTGTCTTTGGCAAGGGTGCCAGCTTACCAACCAAGAAAGCTACTGTCGAGCCGGAGGTTGCCAGACTTCGGAATGAAAAGCAGAAAACAGAGCGTGCCTTAGACCGTCTGCGTAGCCTGTACCTGTATGCTGATGAAGCCATGTCGGAGGCTGAATACATGATACAGAAAAATAAGCTGGAGGAAACTCTGGAAGATATAAACGACCAGATAGGAATGATGAACACCGATTCTTGGCAGCAATCGGTTTCTGATGAAGAATTTATACAGCGTGCCAGTGAATTTATCATAGCCCAGAAGTTATCCGGCAGAAAGTATGTCAATTACAAACGGCTTGCCATGTCGGTTGATTCAGAGGTGCTAAAGAATTTTGTCGTGAGTATCATTGACAGCATAACCATACAAGACGGTCTGGTGTCAAATATCGTGTTCAAGAACGGCTTATGTCACACATTTATTTTCAGGTAAGCAAAAAAGCAGGGAATTAACACCCTGCTTTCTTTATTTCTGCTATCCTTAAAAATATAAGATTTCAAGTTACAAAATTAGCATAGCATCCGCAACTTTTAAAAATCCTGCAATATTCGCGCCTGCAATGAGGTTTCCATCCATGCCGTATTTCTTTGCCGCACTGTCGATATTGTTAAAAATATTTTTCATAATCTTTTTTAACTTTTCATCAACCTCTTCTTCCGTCCATGAAAGCTTCATGGCATTCTGGCTCATTTCAAGGGCAGATACGGCAACACCGCCTGCATTGACTGCCTTTGACGGTGCAATCATAAATCCTGTTTTTTGCAGTTCTTCAACGGCTTCTGCTTTGGTCGGCATGTTGGCAACTTCGATTAAAAGCTTTGATGTACCCTCCTCTATCATGCGCTTTGCATCTTCCAATCCGATTTCGTTCTGTGTTGCACAAGGCATATACACATCTGCCTTTACACGTCCCCACGGTTTCTCGCCGGCATGGAATTCTACACCGAATCTATCGGCATAATCTTCACAACGGTCACGCAGGGAACCTCTCATTTCTACCATATAATCCACTTTTTCCCCGCTGATGCCGTCTTTATCATAAATGTATCCGTCCGGTCCTGAAATAGAAACGACTTTTGCGCCCAGTTCATTTAATTTCTTTGCAACACCCCATGACACATTGCCGAAGCCCGATAATGCAAATGTTGTACCGGCAAGCTTCTTTCCGATAGATTCAAATAATTCTTCCGTAAAATAAACAGCGCCGTAACCGGTTGCTTCATTTCTCCCAAGACTGCCGCCGTAAGGAATGCCCTTGCCGGATAACGCACCGTTTTTATAACCGCCGACAATTCTTTTATACATACCGAACATATAACCGATTTCTTTGGAACTGCAGCCGATGTCGCCTGCCGGACAGTCCGTATCCGGTCCGATGTATCTGTAAAGCTCTGTCATAAAGGACTGACAGAACCGCATAATCTCGCCGTCTGATTTCCCCTTTGGATTGAAATCACTGCCGCCCTTGCCGCCGCCGATTGGCAGTCCTGTCAGTGAATTTTTAAAAGTCTGTTCAAAACCTAAAAATTTGATAATACTCTGATTGACACTGGGATGAAGTCTGATTCCGCCCTTGTACGGACCGATTGCACTGTTAAACTGTGCTCGGAATCCTCTGTTTACCTGAACCTTTCCTGCATCGTCCACCCACGGTACGCGGAAGGAAACGATTCGTTCCGGCTCACACATACGCTCTAAAATCGCATTTTTTTCATAACGGTCATCTGCTTCTACAACCGGTCTTAAAGATTCCAATACTTCTGTCACTGCCTGGATAAACTCCGGCTCATTACTGTTTTTTTCAGATACTTCCTTGATTACTTCATCTACATATGCCATCAGACATTACCTCCGAAACCTAAATTTTTTTAATCCTGCACGATGCCCGTCGGCAACCCCGTGCTTTCACAAAATGAAAAAGCCGTTTCCGAAAACACTGCGTATGTTAGACTTGTCAAAAAAAGAAGTCAATAACCTTTTCTTTGTTTGTTCGATAATTTTTTCTTTTTAAATTTTTCCTTAATTTGTGAAAGGTTTGGAAACTCAAATTTAATGAAAATAAATCCATGTTTGTGAACATCCGGCACATCCCCCGTATTTGGTTAAGTTTTCTAAAGTTTTTCTTCTTTGTTTTCTTTACTTTCTGCCGGTTATTGTTTAATAAAATTAAGGGAATTTATGGGCGGTTTTGCGCGTTTTTTCTGTATCAATAAGACAATCTTAAAATCCGAACCGGATTTTTGAAATTTTTGAAAAAAAGGATTGCATTTTAAAAAGCGCTGATGTATTATCATTACATCGACATGTAGTATTCAATACTACATGTGATTATTTTAAATACCAGTGCATATAATATTTTATAATGTATATGTCAAAACATAAAAATATCAGGACATGCCGAACACGAAAAATCCATTAAAATAATGGAAATACAGTGTACTCGGAGATTGGAGGAAATTATGAAACATTTTAAATTAAAAGACCCCGGAAGTGCCATTACTCATTTTATCGGTATGCTGATGGCAATGTTTGCCGCAACACCGCTGATTCTGCGTGCCATGCGCGCTCCGGATACCGTTCATGTCATTTCTTTAAGTATTTTTATTGTGAGCATGATTCTGCTGTATGCGGCAAGCACAACTTATCACACTTTTGATTTGTCTGAACGCACGAATAAAATTTTAAAGAAACTCGACCACTGCATGATTTTTGTACTGATTGCCGGTTCTTATACGCCAATCTGCCTGATTGTCCTGCATGGCCGCACAGGGCTTATGCTGCTGGCACTGGTCTGGAGCATTGCGATTCTCGGCATTATTTTTAAGCTTTGCTGGGTTACATGTCCGAAATGGGTTTCTTCTGTGTTATACATTGCCATGGGCTGGGTCTGTGTCCTTGCATTTACACAGATTTTAAATTCCCTGCCTGCTGCCGCATTTAACTGGCTGCTTGCGGGCGGTATTATTTATACGGTGGGCGGTATTATTTACGCATTAAAGCTTCCCATTTTTAACGCACATCACAAATACTTCGGTTCACACGAAATTTTTCATCTATTTGTTATGGCAGGCAGCATCTGCCATTTTATTATGATGTTTGAATATGTTGCGGTTCTTCCGCTGGCTTAAAACAAAAAAGAATGATATACGTTTTTTGAGAATTCTCATAATTTCCGTATATCATTCTTTTTATTTTATTCCGCTGTTTATCTGAATTTTATTTCAGCTTTAAACCTCTACATGTCCGTTTACAACATTCCATGTTCCATACTGGTTATCTGCCGGTCCATTGTACGTCAAATCCAATGCACCGTTTCTGATATACCACCAGCCATAATCATTTAATTTTTCACCAATCATCACTGCCAGCAGGACGACTGCCATAACCACAAGCAGGACTTCCCTGTAATACAAAAAGAAATCAAACACATATCCATTGTAATTTTCAAAGACATCTGCCTGCGCATCTGTCAGTTTCCAGATTCTTAAATACGAAATCCACGGAATCACCATTGCAAATACCGCAATCATCCACGCGAATACACGCTTGTACCCCGGTACACTTTTATTTTTCATTATGCTTTCTCCTTTAAGTTTCTTATTCATTTATTATCCATGTTCCTTTTCTTTTCGTTTTATTATACCCGCCTGCAATCCCCTTTTACAAGTCCCACGCTGCATATTCCGTCTGTCTTTTTACAAATCTGCTTTCCCGTACAGGCAGCGTAACAAAAGGAGGCTTCCGACTGTTATGTCTGAAACCTCCCACAATCTATAATA